GCGATATTGATTGTCCGTATTCAACTGGATCGATTACCAAGAAACAATCACCCCGATCCTCTACCATACTCACTGCTTCTGTTAACACTGTAGCATGATTTGGATGATTATCGACTAGACCAGGCAATGACAATAAATTGATATCATATTCATCTTGATTTTTTAATAAACGAATTGCATCAATATATGCATTTTTACCATTAGCTGCTACACCTAAATTATATCCCTGTACATTGGCATCAGTTACATTTTCATAAAATTGCTGCGGATGTTGTAAATTACCATCCGATGCTCCGGAGAATGAACCGGAACTAACTACAGGTAAACTATCTTCAGATCCGGCAACTCTTTTGTTTCCATTTGCATCTAAATAATTTAAAGTATTTTTTGCAACTGCAATTCTAACATATTTAGATCTATTTGGGAATGACCCAGATAATTGAAGGAATGGATCAATTCCACCTGCTCCTCTAACGGTAAATACTTGATCACCAATAACTTTTGCTGCGTAATTTGATGAATTAGGATCTAATGTTAAATTATTATACTGCTCAACAATGGATTTTCTATTACTTGTATCATCACCTCTTCGTATAATTAAATTGAAAGTACCTTTGTTTTCATTTTTAGATGTCACTTCCCATCTAATGTTATTTTCAGATCCAGATGCTAATGAATTATTTGTTCCTTGAGGTCCAACACTATTTTGGTCAGCCCCTTCAGATAATGTTGTTAATGTAAATACTGTCTCAGCTGTCGATGAATTAGCACCACCTGCCATTGTAAATTTACTTAATGCAGTTGTTCCAAATTCTGATGGAGCTGTGGTTGACGCAGTTGCAAATGTAATACCATTTGGTCCTGTTCCTAAAGCTGACCCAGAAAGTTGTAATATTGCGCCGGCATTAGCAGCATCAATACCTGTCAATGTCCCATCAGCAACCACTGCGTCAATTTCTGTCGCTAAATTAGCTGCTGTATTTGCAATTGCCGCGCCTTTTGCAAAGAATCTGATTGAATTATCTGAGGCATCATTATTTGGATTTGTCTGTGCAACAAATGTTACTTCAGTTGTTCCTTGCGTAATTTTATATGATTCGTTATTTGCATGAGTTACTAATGTTAATGATCCAGTTGAACGAACTGTTCCTGTTTCAACCGCATTGTTAACAGTAGCAACAGCTGGAGTCATTTCTGCTCCAATACGCACAACTGTTAAAGTATCAGCATATTTCAAATACTCTTGAGCTGCATAATTAGTTAAATATTTATACGAATTTTCATATGCCCCAGATCCGGATGAAAATTTTCCGCCAAATAAATTAACGAATTCTGAATAACTTGATACCACAGTAGGTATTCCAGTTGGACCTTTAGATGTCGGTCCTATTACGGCAGCTCCAATTGCTTGGACTCCTGCTGGTAGAAACGATTGGTCAATTTCTTTGGTAAAAACTCCAGGCGATACTATTTTTTCAGCCATTTGTGTACTCCTCTTTTATAATCAATTTGTTATAAATATTAATATGAAATGCCAAACTATCAATTTTCAGCGACAAACTCTCCAGTATTTACATCAACAGTTCCTTTGCCGTATTTATCATTTAATGAAGTAACTAATTCAGTTTCTGTTACTTGTAAATTTTTAAATTGTATCTGTAAATTAGATTTCATTTCTTCAAGTTTTTTAAGTTCTTCGGTAACCAAGAATACCTGTAACTCCACTTCGCCAATTTCTGTTATTATTCGTAAATTTTCATCTCTAATTTTAGTAATGTTTTTTAATTCTTCTTCTGTAAACTTTGTTGATGCCATAACCTATCCTTTAAAATTAATACCCATCTGGTGGTGGGTCTGTTATATTTGTATTATCTGTTTCATACTCTCCGTTAAATGTAACACGTTTAACTGAATATTGTTTTTGTATTGTGGACCGACGTAATTCATTTGGCATTAATAATGTTGCCTTACATGTTAATGGTAATGTAGCCTTTACCATTCGATCTTCGCCGGTTGCATTTGTAGTCTCAAATGTATAATCTTGAATAAACGTCGGAAATTTAAATGTAGTACCCCAGGCAAATCCTCCTAAAGGCATAAGTTGTTCTACTAAAAAATTCATCTGTTCTGTATATTCTGTCCATAATAATAAATCATATGATACGTCTATATATTCTGGTATTGCTGATACGTAATATTCATTTAATCTTTTTGTGCCCTGTTGAACAGAAAATCGATCATATCTATTAACTTTGGTATGTTTATTTTGTAATATTTGTGCATTACCACTAGGATTATTATTTACGTCTAATTTTTTTAACTGGTCTCTTTCAGTTATAGAATTTCGTCGTAAAGTAATTATAGGAGTCATAATTTTACCTTTACGATCTCTCATATATCCTTTTGCCTGTACCTGTGCCCATTTTTCTCCACTCGCATACATTATTGGAACATCGATCATGTTTTCATTTTCTGTAATCTGTGGTTTAACTATTTCACGTAAATATGACATTATTGCCCAATCTACATCTTCAATAGTACATTTAGGTGTTTTAATAATATCATTATCACGACGTATATGGGTTGCGCGATTAATCTCTTTATCTCTAGAAAAGCTACCATATGTCTGTTTCATTTGTTTTTTAGCCATTACAAGTTCCTAGGTATATTATTTGATTTATTTATTCCAGTTCTTACTTCTTGAATATTTAGTCGATTTCTTCTTGTTACATGGGCAGATACTTTAATACCTACAGATAATCCAAATTCTCCATGATCTGCTTTTCCTAAATCTGTATCTGGATTTCTACCTGTCCAATATTGTGATGAACCTACACCATCTATTTCATAGAATTCATTATCCCATTCTAATACGTCACCTTCCTCTATTATAATATTTTTAGATTTAACATCATCTCGTAAAAAATTAAACTCACCTAATCGACTTGAATCGTATTGATCTTCGCCTATATAACTCTTTTCTTCTTTAAGAGCAAGACAATTAATTCGCATGGGTGAATAATACGACTTCCCATCTGCTTCATCATACATATTAGCATTTGTGTCATGTAAACTTAATTTATAAAATGCAATTTCAGTATCAATGTAACGATTAATCAATTCTCGATTAATTGATTTAATTAAACTTGCGTCTCTAGATGAACCAAATAAAGCCATTATTATCCTATATAAATTTTAAGTGGTATTTTATTCATTTGTTGTAATAATGCATCTGATTCCGCCTGTTTACGTTCCAATTGTGATTGCCTTGACATAGTATCAAGTGTTTCTTTAAGTTCTGTTATAAGAGCCTCTTTTTCGGTTTGTCCGGCTGATAATAAGTCGCTTCCATTTAATGTTACTTCTGCATTTGGTATTGGAATAGATGAATATTTTCCACGAATAAATCCTAACATTTCTTTTGCCAATGCCAGCGTATATTTACGTATCCATTGTTTACCAACATCGTTAATATTTTTATAAATAACATTATTATATGGTACATTTGAATAATCAGAAATTGTTCCTATATTTCCTTTTAATGGCGCACTTCTATCAGATTTCAAAATATAATGAAAATAGACTTTTGTAAAGTTTGCGCCATTTGGTATCGGAAAGAATTTGATGCGATTATTTGTCATTTGAAATGAATATGCTGATTTACGTATTTGATCGTTAAATTCAATTGCTTGTAATCTTAACATGTCAGCATACATAGGCATCATCATAAATGATACACCTGGAGAATAATTACCCCACCCAAATGTTTCCATCATTTGCTGAGATCCTAAACCTGTTCCTACCATTGGATCAAAATATTTTACTATGGCTGGAGGAGCTTCATGAAGTAATTTTTTAATTTCTATGGCATCAATTCCCGGCGTTCCTGATTCTAATGATACAATTGAGGAATCGGTTAAATCGTAAATTTGTTGATTTGATGTAACAGAAATTGAACCAGTATAATATGTAACATTACCTCCAGATCCAGCCTCTACTCCATATTCTTCGGCTAGTTCAATCAATCCACCTAAATTTGGAGATACTTTCTTGCCTGTCAAATTACTTGAAGTACTAGCGCCATATAAATTTAACATGTTATCACGTATATTATATGTGTTTAATTGAGCTCCATATTCTGATACTGATTCTTCTAAACATGCAAAAAAATTGATATCCTGTAATTCAATATCATTGATAGGATATCCCATACGTTTGGCACACCAATCTGCAACTTTATCTGCATCGGTTTGAAATTGTATATCTGCATCATATAATCCGAATGGTGTATCTCCACTAAAAAAAGATGAAGAACCTGGCCATATTGGTATGTTTTGTGCCATTAGAATTCCTTTTTATATAAATATGTGATTGTTTGAATAGATCTAGTTATTTTCTAAATCTGATACGCGTTTTTCCAATGATTCTATTTTTTCCATTGCTTCTTGTAAAGCTTTAACTGCTTTCAAATAAAGTATAGAATATTTAACTCCTTTAACCATAGAACCTGAAAGTTCAGAATTTAATGTGATTTGGTCATCCGTGGCTGGAAATTCTCTAATTAATCCAGGCATACCAGCAGTTTCTAAATCTTGAGCCATTACACCTAACTGAACACGATCTGGATCTGATTTTAAATTGTAATTTTTAAATTTTAAAGCTTTGATATCATTCCATTGTGAACTACCAGTAACAATGTTTTCTTTTAATCGTATATCAGAAATAGCACCAATGGTTTGGTTTGTACTATATATATCACCATCAGAATATACACGGAATTTTTCAGAACCATTTTTCTGCACTACTAATGCTTTCACATCGTTGTTTGAAGCATTAGAACTGTTTATTAGGTGTATAAAGCCATAATTGGAAGAATTTCTTTCAACGTGTAGAGGGGCCGTTGGGTCAGTGTCTCCAATACCTACATAACCGCTTGTTCCATCAATAGTCATGTTTATTGATTCGGCACCATTTAATTTCTCTGTGGTAAATCGGATTTCTCCGCCATGGCCTCTCTGTCTTATATAAGAGGTGCCAGCTCTGGTAAAAATAAGGTCGTTACCGGTTAATTGGGTTTCAAAAGAGCCTATAACTGTAAATGTTGCACTAGGAGCATTTGTACCAATACCTACTTTATTGTTTCCGCCATCCACAAATAACATGTTAGCATTGCCGTTAGATTCTACACGGAAGTCCATGTCAGCGCTACCTTCATTCACTACCAGTTCATCTGTACTGCCTTCTGTACCTGTGAGCATTTGTACTCCGCCGGCATACCATTGGAATGAATCATCGGTAAATGCAAATTTGGTA